TTTTTTAAAATTGCAATTAATGCAAGTGTATCTTTAGGCAAACAAGCACCGCCATAACCTCGTAAATTATCAGTTACATTCAAATATTTTCCAGTGCTTTTTTCTGTTTTTAAATAGGTATCTAAAATGTCATTATAATCTGCATCAAATTTATTACAAATTTCAAAAATAATGTTTGCAAAAACTACCCGTAATGCAGCGTATACATTATTGAAATATTTTAGTATTTCGGCTTCACTTGGTTTTAGATGTTTTACATTTTTTGGAAGGTCACCATGAGCATTAACAACTGATCTAAAAACATCCAAATCTTCTGTTCCAACAACTAATAATTTATGATTATGTATGAAGTCATCTTCTGCTGAACGTTCGTGTAAAAATTCTGGTACAAAGCAAACACGCAATGTGCTAAATTTTTCATTCATTGTATCTGTAAACCCAGGTTCTACAGTGCTTCTAATTGCTACGATACCATTATAATTGTAAAGAAATAATTCTTTTATTGTATTTTCTATAATGCCGGTGTCACAACTTCCGTTGTTTGTTGACGGAGTGGGTAAACAAAGAAAAACAATATCACATTCTAGTAAATCATTTATTAAAGTATCATATTTAATATCATGAACATGTACAGTGTGTCCTAAATATTTAAATCCGTTGGCATTTGCTTTACCTACAACACCATGTCCTATTATACCAATATTCATAATAAACTTTCAACTGTTTTTTTAAGTCCTACTTCTAAAGGAGTATAATCAGTAAATCCTGTTAGCATTTGCACTAGTGTTGTATCCGGACATCTACGTGTTGCACTACCTTCAGGTCCTGGTAGTATTTCTAACTTGTCTGGATTGATACCCATATAGCCCATTATCATTTTTGCTACAACTGACACATTCACTTCATTGTCATTGCCAACATTTACTGTTTTATTGATACAATTGTTTACAAGATTATCTGTCATTTTTACAGCATCGTCAACATAACAAAAACTGCGTGTGTCATTGCCTTTAATATAATAATCACCACGTTTACAACGTTCAACAAATTCACTTATAAAATGATCAACTTGTCCTGGACCGTATACATTAAAGTAACGTATAATCAAATAATCTAGTCCACTGTTTGCTACTAGGTTTTCGCCGAGAGCTTTCGGAATGCTATAACTCCATCTTGGATTCGTAATGTCGTTAAACACAACTGGTACTTGCTCATCAGTTGGCACATGGTAATAACCCGCATCTATTGCTCCATTAAATATTTCACACGTACTAGCAAAAACAAATTTAGTACTGGTATTTCGATAACGTTCGATTAAATTTATTGTTGGTAGTGTATTATTAATTAGCACGTCTGTAGGTTGGTCGTAAAACAATTTGGTACCATTGGTTGCAGCAAGATGTATTACAACATCGTAATCAGGTAACAATTTTGTAGTGTTTTTATCTGCTAAATCTTCGCCACGTAATTTTTTATCATACGGTGCTACGTATACTTTTTGCTGCTGCAAATGTTTATAATAATGACTGCCGATAAATCCGTGTGATCCAGTTAATAAATATTTCATCGTTGTTTTGCTTTAGAAAAATTATAGTCTCTATTTTGTTTATCATCGCCTTTATAATGACACATATGATTTTTAAATGTAGTATCAAAATGACGCTTTAATAAATTTGGTGATAAATTATGTCCATCTATTTTTAAATCTTCCATACATTTGTCAAAAACATGACAGTCTAATTGTCCACGTAAATTATATATTTCATTTGAGTCATAATACCACTGCCATTTGTCAAAAAATTTATCGTGTTTTTTATTTAATTTAAATTGCAAATAACCTGTTTCAGTATACTTTTTTTCTCTTCCTAAATATGCAACAAATTTTCCTTTTGGCAAATGATTTTGAAAGTAAGATTTATCTAATTGTTTTAATATTTCGGTATCTGCATCTAACCATACTAATCTTTTTGTGTTTACTGTTTTACTAGCGTGAATTATTGCATAACTTTTGTGAGCAAATCTTACTGCATCTTTTAGAAATGATTTTTTACCTTCAGGCTTGCTTTTATTTTTATTTTTAAATGCTACCAAATTAGGACATACATCCTCTAGAATATAATTTTCATAATTTTCAGGTAAATTTTTATAAGGAACATCAGTATATAATCTAACTGTAATATCTTTTTTCAAATATGCAAATGCACTTGCTAAAAAATATTTTGCATAATCATTGTAATTTTGTTCGCTAAAAGTAGTCATAACAGTTACACTCATAGTGTTGCGTCTTCCATACCTGCTACTCGTAGTTTAACAATATTTGTAATTTGCCATTGTTTTTGATCAAGTGCCTTTAAAACTCCTAACCATTTGTTACGCATAAGTGCAAACTCATTTATAATTTTTTCATAGTCAACTACGTCTTGTTCACCGTCAACATATTTTTCTACGTCACGACTACTCAATGCACGTTGATAGTTTTCTAAATATTTGCGAAAAAATGAGCTACGCAATTTACGTAGCTCAATATTTAAGTATTCTAGTATTGCTTCAATTTCTTGAAGTTGATTGAATCTGTGTTCGACAATGCCAGGCATTTCAGCCGACTGCTTTTCTACGTTACCTTTTAACTTGCATTCAAGTCTTGCTGCTTGAAGTTCTGTTTCAAAGTGTTGTATTGCCGCAGGAATCTGCGTTATGTCTCTGCTTACTCGACTGTACCAAGCCATTAATCATCCCACTCATCGTAATCGTCTTGATCCATTTCTAAATAGTACTGAATAGCAGCATCCAAGTGTTTTTCGTTGCCAAGCATACCTTTAAGTTGTATATCATCTACACCATAATCAATAAGCATATCAACATACTTTTCTGCTGCCAATTCAATATGTTTTTTATCTAAATAACTTTTAAATAAATCCCACAGATCTGTGACAAAGTCTTCATCCATCTATTACAGGCTCCTCGTCATGATCCACAACTTCTTCGGTTGCGTTAGCGATATTTACCATTTGTTCTTCTTTTGCCGGTAAATCGGCCATGATCATTTCGAGTTTGTCACCTGTCCAATTCTTGCGATATTCTAGTGTTTCTTCGCCTGTGCTACTCATATATTTGTAGCGGTTACCTTGTTTCTCAAGTAGTCCTTTTGCTTCAAGCAAATCAAACATACCTGAATATGGATCCATACCTGTTTCATATGGAATTTTAACTTGCACACCTTCAAACGGTTTTGCGTAACGTGTTTTCATTACCTTACACGCTGCACGAATACCATTTACTGTGCTGGTTTTGTTACCATCTGCATCTTCTTTTAGTTTTAGTTTTTTCATTGCTACAACCATTGAACTTGCATAGATAAATCCGCTACCACCTGAGATCTTATCATCTGGATCAAACATATCTTGCGATGCGTATGTGTGGTTAGTAACAACCATACCTACGTTATATGAACCAAACATATTCACACAGTTAGTAACCAATGCTTTTAGTGCTTTAGCCTTACGACCCATATCACCTTTCATATCACCTGCTTCAAACTGATTAACTTCAGTTGGTGACATAAGCATACCTAAACTATCAACTACAAACAATACCTTAGGACGATCTTCTTCTGCCATAGCACGATAGTCGTCCATAAATGTACTAATAGTTTTAGCAACATCGTCAATCATTGCCATATTAAGTTTTAGGATTTTGTCGTCTGTTGTTTCTACACCTAAGGCGTGTAGCCATTTTTCATCAAGAGCATTTTCACTGTCAATTAGTACAACAAAAATACCTTGTTCTTGTGCCGACTTTACAATGTTGCCAGACACAATGTAAGACTTGCCTGCACCAGATTCGCCTGCAAACACGCTTACTTTACCTAGTGGAATACCTCTACGGAAATCACCACTAAGAAGATAGTTAAGTGCAAAGTTGCCTGTGCTGATCCAGTCTTGTGGATCGTTAAAGCCTGCACTCATACCTTTAATAGATTTAGTTAATGAGTTTCGAAACTTACTAGGATCGAATGCTTTTGTAGCCATATATACCTCCTATAAAAAAGCGAAGGAAAGGGCCGAAGCCCTTTCTATTACTGATTTTGTCTTGCACGGATCATTGCTAGAATGTCTTGTGCGCCACCTGCATCTTCTGTTGCTGGTGCTGCCGCTGCTTCTGGAGCAGGAGCAGGTTCTGGCGTTGCTGCTGGAGCAGGATCTTGCCAACCTGTGTCAGTTACAGTTTCTGCTGCTGGAGTAGGTGCAGGAGTTGGTGCAGGTGCTGTTACTGGATCACCTGTACGTGCTTGCATACCTGCAGGACGGAAGTATTGACTCCAACGATCTGCATCGTATGCTTCACCGTCTACACTTGCTTCAAACATTTCAGTTAAAACCTTAATTTCAACTTCGCCTGGTTTTTTAGGAAGGAAATCGTTGAGATTAAACAATCCATGTGTATTGATTGCTGCCATCTCTGCATCACCTAGTGGACGCTCTCTACGTGCCCAATTACTTGCGCCGTAATCTGCATATCCACCTTTTGTACCCTTTGACAAACGGAAATCTACACCAGCAGTATAATCTGTTGGTAATTCTTCCATATCTGGGTCCATTAGTGCTGCTTTGATTAGTTGGAAGATTTGTGGACCAA